CGATTTTTCGGCTCACGCTTCCGGTCTAGCCAACCGGCGAAATAGGGAGGTGTGCCCGCACCCCCCCGGCACCGACGCCTCGGTTGCTGTATACGAGGGCCAACGGGCTGTGCATCAACCCCACCAAGATGCAAAACTGGTTATGCGTCAACCAGAGCAAGACGTGAAATCGCGCCTCGCCAGGCTAAGAAGAGCGCGTGGTGATAACCGTGGTGTGGTCCACGGTCTCACCGAGTTTGGGTACGCCAACAAATCGGGCGGGCGACCCATAGGGGATGTTGAAACCATCGGTGATTTAATGGTTAGACTGCGCATTGTGGACTCCGAGCATCTTGAGTCCACCGACGACGACTCCCCCCCCCCAAACATGAACCGGTCGGCAGCTAAGCTGCTGACTCCTATGCGTGGCTGGCAGCTGATGGACACGAAGCAGGCTGACAGTGAATTGGGGATACACAGCACCAAGCAAGTGCGTGTTGTGTCAAAACACCCGCGTGACGCCGCCCGCAGGGAGCGTGGACAGCGCAAGTGCCGCAAGAAGAAACGGAAGCTTGCTAAGTTCGACGATACTCTGGGGTATCCGGGTGAAGGGCCTCCTCGTAGGAAGCCCGACCCTGCTAGGGGGAAATGCGCCAGCTGCCGGCAGCCAGGACATTTGGCTGCTGCCTGCCCCACACGCGTATGTACGGCGTGTGGGTTGGTTGGGCACTGGAGCAGGGAGTGTGTGGTAGCAGACCGCAAATCACGTAAGAAGGATAGGTCCGCCCTAGCCCGTGCCGTTGAGGGTAAGTCAACGGCCGCGGCTTCCCAGATCGCTGATGAGGAGATGGGCAGGGGACCACCATTAGACGTGGCGTTGCACAACCTACCCCCGGATGACGTTAAAGATCCACAAGACGTCAGACCACCCTTGCAGGATACCGCTCTGGAGAAGAAGGACGCCCCAGCTGAGTTAACCGACCAGCCAGCGGAGAGGAAGGCCCCCAAGACCAAGGAGGAGATACTCGCCGATATCACCGGGGATATGTTTTCCAGGGCGGCGACGATGCTGCTGACTAAGGACCCTGCCTGCCAGGCTGACCGATCGGTCGTGCTACGGGCATTGGCGTCCATTGCGCGGAAGGATAAGCTTCATGTTGTCGTTGAAGACCCCGCGCGCATCGTCACTAATGTGT